CTTCCTCTTCCGCTACAACTGGCTCACTCTGACGATTCGGCTCTGCAACTGGTGCAGCCTCGATAGGATCAGCTAAACCCATTCTTTTAGCGTTAAATTCAGCTAAATTTTCACTTGTCACCACCGTAGTTGTGACCTTTGGTTGCACTTGTGGTGCTTCCTGAACTTCTGACATAGGTTGCCCTAAGAATTTACCCCATGTACCTCATGGGTAAGGTTGAGTAATTATTTACCCTAATCTAGCATTTGTCAATTACTGTTGCATAAATGGGTTTTGACCTTGGTCAATGTCCATTGCTGCGCTAACCGCATATTGTTGCTGTTCAGCATTAAGTCGGTCAATTTCAGCCAATAATTGATTTGGTGACATTCTTGCCAACAAGATTTTAACCAAGGCATCAATCTCAGTCTTGTTCTGTGAAGTAATGCTGCGGGTGTTTTGGTCATTTACCCTGACCTCTGCCATTGTTTCGGTGTTATGCGCCCGTGCGGTAACGTCCATGAGTTTGCGCTTCATGGCGCCATCTTCTTTAATTTGAGCCACTTGCGCCCGATTATTGATCTCAAGTCCAGCCGCCTGTAATTGCTGTTGCAGCTGCTCAATCATTTGCTTAGACTGAGCCATTTGCATTTGAACTTGCGGTGGAATTTCTGATTTCTCATCAATATTTGCCATAGGGTTCATGGCGGCAAGGCGGTCTGCAATCACATCAGCTCCAGGGAAGTCCATGTTCCTGAAGACCAAATCACCCGCAATATTAAACAATTCAGGATTGCCCGTCATGAGTGGCATCATGCTTTCAACAGCCTGTTGGCGTTTAGTTTGGAAGCCTGGCCCTGTGTCCATCACCACATCGTATTCGCCCACGGTGACATCGTTCAGCACTTCACCGATCTCATTTTGCTCGTTAATGGTGGTCATGTCGGGCTGACCATCCGTCCCGATTATTCTCATTACCCGTTGGGTGTCGTAAATCTTGGGAATTAAATCCAAGATGATTTTGCCCGTGTGCCGAATGGAACGGGTCAGATTGTCGTAGTAGTGAAAGTTTGAAAGGTCAACCTGATTCTGTTGGCCTTGTAACGCCTTGCCCGAAATGTTTCCAGAGGGCAATTGGTTGGGATCAAGTACACCCAAAACCATCTGCAAGTCAGCGGAAATAGCGCCAGCTGCTTCCATAATGCCTGTCGGTGGTGGCTCTGGCTGTAGTCTAGTTGGTACTGGTGCGGGTACGCCCTCGATGTCCTTTTGTTTGTATCTGAGGACAGGCGTTGACTTGATGTTCGCCATTGCCCATTCGCTTTCGTGACCCTCGTCTTGGCCTTCGGCAAGCAACCATTTGGCCTTAGGAGCCAAAGCCACACTTTCAGTCATGCTGGTGCGCCAGAAGTTATACATCCGCTGCGGGTCTTTGGCAAATCGCACTAAACCGTATTTCTTGCGCTTATCGTCAATGATTACTTGAGCGCCATAACACGGCACAACGGGGATGTATTTACCCGCCATTGTCTTTTCTTCAAGAATCTCAAGTGAGGTGCATTTCATCCATTTCACTGTCTTGCGGAAGCTGTCACGCTCATCAATTACAGTCAGGCCAGATGCTTCTACTCGGGCAAAGAAACTATCTGAGTCGGCAAAAGCTGAAGTCCCATCACTAAGCAAATACAATTTGGCTCGTTCACGCTCAATATGAAAGTACTCGGCAACCCGAATATCTTCTTTGGTTATCCATGAGGCCGTATCGTCACCAGTAGAGCGTTGTTGGAAGTTGGCGCCATCATCTGCATCTGGGTAGTATTCCCTGAAGATTTTCTTGTCCATCACCGTGGTGATCAAACAGCGTTCTGCGTCTGAGCCATCAGGAAGGATTGAGTTAGGGTCAAAATAAACCGTAAACGGGTTATCAATGGTGTCAATAAAGATTTCCTGATCGAAAGAAGTTTCACTTACATACTTTGTGTTGATGCGCCAGTAACCCCAACCCATTCGCACGGCGTAGTCGAATGCGGTGTCATAGGCTGTATCAGCGTTGGAATTAACCTCAATGTGGCGCGTGATCCCTTCGATTACTTGGGCAATCTTGTAATCAGCCAGGTTATTAACAGGGTGGACTTTGATGCGGGGGCGTTGCATCCGCTGCTGGTTGGTTACCTGACGGATGTAGGCATCAATCTTGTTGATCGTCAGGCATGGACGCGATTCAATATTGCGGGAGTTCTGAATCTCCACGGGCCACTGGTCACCCGCGGCGAATTTAATGTCATTCAGCGCCTCGGCCCGATTGGTGGAGTCAGCATCGTTGACCAAGCGCCAGAACTTGATCGCATCGTTGATCTTGTCTTTGTTGCCTGTTTCGTCTTGGTAAGCCATATTCAGCCCTTTATTTCGTGCTTCATTATCCCATCCAACTGCCAACATTGGCAATCTGTGCTGACTTTTTGGGCTTAACGGGTTCTTTGATCATTAACGCAATGTATCGAAAAGCGTCTGCCCCGTGCGAATAGTGATCGTGCAACGGAGCACGACTGAACTGCCCTGTATCGGGGTCAACCTCATACCGATAGTGTCTCAAGCAAGCCAAACCATCAGCGGTGTGTTCCCTGTCAAAGTAACAAGTCGGGAAGATTGTCCTTGCGGCATTGATTGAATCAAGCACTGGCACTCTTGGCATGATTCTGGTCTTGAACCCTGCCGCCCTAACAATATCGTCAATTGTGCGACCAGCTGCTGCCAAGGTCTTGTTTTCTGCATCGTGCGGTAGCCAGATGGTGTCATACACATAACCGTAGGTCTGCATGGTTGCCAGGTAATAACTGATCGTCTTCTGGCTGTCTTCGATGTACCGGATTAGACGGGTTTCCATGCCCACAAACTGCAAAAACCAGATGGCTGTACTGTCTGACCATCCTAAGTCAAAAACAGCGTGTACGGGCTTTGTAGCGTCATACGGCACACGGCAGATGCGCCCTTCCTTCTCGGCCTGTTGCATCTCTTTTGCAAAGATTGCCCCATCAACTGTTTGTCTGCAAAGACCTTCCCACACTTGGTTATAGGCTTCCTCGTCCCTGATTTTTAAAGCGTCTTTCTCAAGTTTAAGTGTTTCAGGAAACCACGGGTTGTCCGACCAATTCACTTTCATGGTGATGCAGTCCGCGGGGGGGATTGCCACAAACCTTTGGTAAGTCTCGTCTGTTTCCAACTCTGGGTTAAAGCTAACCCATATCTCGCTGCTCTCTTTTCGGATGGTTGGGATTAACACATTCCAACTGAGGCGGCTTACTGTTTGGGCTTCCTCAACCCACGCAATGTCTACGCCCTCAAAGGATTTGATGTTGCTAATGTTGTTCTTTAGACCCGCAAAGGCAAATTCTGTTCCATTCTTGCCCTTAATGCTGGCTTGGGTTATTTCGTAAAAGCCTAAAAGCCCTAAAGCCTCGGTCTGGTCGCAAAGTAACTTGTGAACCGAGTCCCTGATGCTGGTCTGGAACTCACGGGCGCACAGTATGCGAATTGGGTCTTTCGCACCCTTGATCAGTAACGCTCTGGCTATCCCCCAACTTTTTGCCCCGCCTCGACCGCCATAAAGAACCTTGTAACGGCTCTTTTGAAACAGACCTTCCAACTTAACGGGAAACTCTGCCTTTGCAATTGCCTGCTTAACTGTACTGTCTTGCATTGCGAACGCCTTTGCCAAAACTCCAAATTTGATGTTTTTTTCCTAACCAAGCAACTCTACAGCCTTGTTGATGCCACCCATCAGTACAAAGGTCATAGACTTTGCCAATGCAAAGATACAACTGGAATCTTCCAAATTTAAAGGTTAGAAGCATCTGGATTCACAAAGCTAACTTGGATGCCTGACAACAATGGTGCGCCATCAGCGCCTGTAATCTCTTGTTTGACGCTCTCACGGTACTTCTTGGGGAATCGGGCAGCCATAGACCTTGACCAGATTGTTGCGTTTAATCTTGGCCCATCCTTAGTCTCAACCATGTAAGAATCGGCTTGATCTTCCCACCAA